TTTCCATTTCATTTTTGATTTTGCTATAAACAACACTAATTTTAGCAACTTTGATAGTATGCCCACTTACTTTTGTTGGCAAATCTTTAATATTTTCCCATGAAGGATTGATTGATACACCACTCCATAAATCAAAGCCAGTAACTAAAATCTTCACAATTAACCAACCTCCTTAATGTAGCTTTCAATTTCCGTTCTTATTGGAATAGGATTGTTCGTTGTTAAATAATCTTGCGCAATGTTATTTGCCTTACTATTTGTAAATGTAGCGACTGATTGAATACCATTAAATCCGACTTTAGAGCCTAACGCTGTTTGAGAAAGCACTTTATTGATAACACTCAAGTCTCTATTAGTAGATGTGATAAGTTGCCCTAAATATGCAGCTTGTAACGTATTCATTTGATAAACGTCATTTGAGCTTGTTAATGTCGCTAATTTAATGGGAGGCTGATTAGTAGCTGTTCCATCAGATGTACCACTTAATTTAGCGTCTACATATTTTTTGATAGCATTGTCTACGTATTGTTGGGTAGCGTAAGTGTTTGAAACGCTGATATCTGATGTGGCTTTTTTCCATTCAGACCAAGTGTCTGCTTTATTCTTAATATATATTTCTGATGAATTAAATGGAGAGTATTCTATACGTTGAACACCGTCATTTAATCTCTTATATGTCACATAGCCATAGTTAGTTACTCCATTAGGTAGATTTATGCCTTTAGTAACATAATAAAATCCAGTATTTAAATTAGATTTATCTATATTATTGAAATCAAAATTAGTTAAAAGTAAGATATTACCTTTTGAATCAGTTAATTTAGTTTGTTGCCAATTAGAAAAATCTGGCAACGTAGGTGCTGGTCCTGGAGGTCCTTGTTCACCTTGTAAACCTTTTTCTCCAGTATCACCTTTTGGCCCCATAGGACCTGTTGGACCAGCTGGACCAATCTCACCATCTATTCCGTCTACACCTTTATCACCTTTTGGACCTTGTGGCCCAATATCTCCTTTGTCACCTTTAGGACCTCTAAAACGTTCAATATCTTTTAACAGAATTCGTTCAACAATGTCATCTAACATATCAACATGAATTTCTTTACCAATAGCTTTTGTAATACCACTATCATTCACTTTGAAATAAAAATCAGCAACATGTGAACTATCATCAGTCGAATTGCTACTATCAATTAAGAATAATTTTGCTTGTACACGTCCTACATGCTTTGTTACATAGTCTGATACGTTGTAGCGCACATGACCTTCTTCTGCTTTAACTATTTCTAATTCCTCATTAGTAAAAATAGAGCCATCTTCAGCAATTAGATGCAATACTGGTTTGAATGTCGTTTGATTTAGATTTACTGGAATAAATTCTTTTTCTTCGCTAAAGATATTACGTTTTTTAATATGAATATCTAATACAGAAGTAGAGTTATCCATTGTGTAGAGATTAACGTTAATATTACCTAAATCAATACCACGCTCATCTATACGAGCTGTTACTTCACCTTGCTTGAATGTTTCCATTTAAGCACCTCTTTTACATAAATTTAGGACCACACGCTGTCAGCATGTAGTCCTATGTTTGTTTGTATCGGTCACGTATAAAGTGTTCACCTTTTAGACCGATTTCATCATATAAACTTTTAATTGTATTTGCTTGATGTTGCGCCCAACGTACGTCAGTAGCATATTGATGATTGCCGGGACTTTGTGGGTTCCAACGCATTCTGTATAACGTTTGTTGACCTTTATCAATGTAACCTTGTCTAACGAATTTAGCACCGCCAATAATTGCTTTAGCCGGCGTTGTCCAACCTTCGTTTTTAGCAAAGGTCATAGCGTAGTTAGGATTACTATCATAAGCACCAATACCAAAGTAGTTATAAGCGCCATATACACCACTAGCAAAATTAGAACGACCATAACCACTTTCTAAGAATGCGTGTGAGATTAAGTAAATTTCATTTACATTATATTTCTTACAACCATCAGATACTGCTTGTCCTTGGCCAGACAAAGTACCTTTACCTTTAAGAATAGAGTTTAGTTTTGATACGGAAATACCTTGGTACTTACCTAGATTAAGCATTTGATATTTTTGACTTGAACTTTTCCAAATTTCTAAACTATTCATTGCTTTTAATGTGTCAGAACGACTAGCATTGTACCAACCAGAACCATAGTTGATTTGTGGCCATTTTGTCATTTGAATATTAACTGCTTGATTAAATGTGTAGTTACTATAAACGACAATAACTTTAGGTTTACTAGAAACTTTAGTTGTTGTTGATGTAGACTTAGAAGTTGATGGTTTAGCTGTACTACTTGAAGAAGTAGAACTTGATGATTTCTGTTTCTTATCAACTTTAATATCAATCTTAGTTGTCTTACCACTTTTTATATTTTTAAGTAGTTTATCTTTATTTGTATATAAATTGAGCAAAGATTGTTCTACTTTATCAAGTACCTTTGAAGAAGGTTTTCCGTCAATTAAAGGATCAAAGTTACCGTGTTCCATAACGGTACGCCATAAGTCGTCAGATACTTTTAAAGATGAGCGTTTTAGCGGAATGTTATATCCCTTTAGTTCCCCTACACCAAATATGATTGCATGTAGTTCATTAAGTAAGAAATCTGTTTTAGTGTCGCTGTAATCTCCACATACTTCAATTACGATATAGTCAGGTTCGCTAGGTACTTTGACATCTGTATATCGTGGTTGCCAAATATGGTGACGGTCAATGTAGAAATGTGGATATTCAGAATTAGAAATATATTTGTTTCTGTCATAATACATCTGTTGTACTGAACACATTGTTCCAGCATTTTTAACTGCTAACCCTTTAGGTTTACGACTTCTTACTTCTCCGTTAGCAATTCTATGTGGTATAAATCTAGGATAATCAACTTTCTCATCATCTTCTGCAGTTACTGTAATAACTTTTTGTTCTTTAAGTGGTTCTTTTTTAGTTTCTGATGTCGGTTTGTCTGAAGAAGTATCGCCTTTATCTTTATCAGGTGTTGTATCTTTAGGTGGCGTTTCAGTTTTAGGTTCTTCTTTATAAGGTGGTCTGATGAAATAAAGATTACCACCCATACCACTGTAACTATGTTTAACATATGCAGCTTTACTACCGTACCAATGGTTAGCTCCAAACCAGTTCTGATCAATTGAATAAAAGGTATTAGTATCACTAGGTCCTACTACAATCGCTGTATGCCCGTATGCGCCATACGTCCAACACACAACGTCACCCGGTTTCGGCACAAAACTAGGTGTATTCGCATATATCTTCCATGTGCTATTTGGATATTGGTCACGTCGTGCCATTGCATCAGCATTTCCATATGTTCTAAATCCCCAATATCTATCAAATATATAGTTAGGTACGTCCCACAAATTTGTTACGATAACATTCGCTACTTGTTACCTTCTTCATATTTCTATGAATGTTCAGACTATATCATCAACCTATTAGGTTGCTCCCCGTTTCCACTCGCTTGAGTGTACGCTTTCCAGCTAGTCGTTGCACGTTTCCTTTCGGACTTCGCTCATGATTACCTACAACTCTACTTGTTTAGGCTTTCCATGAATTAGAGGAGTTTGCAATAACGATTACTCGTTAAGGGTGCTAGATTTAACACTGGTAACCTAATCTACCATCGACATCAACGCCTAATTTGTTATCAGCTAACCATTTAGCCCATGCTACTACCTGTTTGGCTGTCGGTTTGCCTGATGAAGGTAAAATTGCCATTTATCCACCTTCCTTTTTGTATAATAAAAAGCCGATACATAAACGTATCGACTTATTTGAATAACAACGGTGCAAGTTGCATTGCAGTTCCGAGTAAAGCAAATATTCCACTAATAATTGCTGTTACTATCCCAACATTCCATTTTTGTTTATCACTTGCCGTTGCATTAATTTTATCTAACTCATCTGAATGTTTATCCACTTGATTTTTAACTTCGTTAAACCCATCTTTAAAGCTAGTGATTTCTCCACTTATTTTTTCTAAGTGTTTTTCTGAACGTTCTTGAGATTGATAGTTTTTTTCTTGTATTGCGTTTTGAGTGTCGATCTTACCGTTTAAAGCAATAATTTGCTTGTCAGTCTGATTGATGCGTTCATAAATCTTACCGTTACTTCTTTCAAACTCATGACGTTTAACGTAATCATTTTCTTCTGACAATCTCAACACCTCCGAAAAATGCAAGTCCCACGTTAATCGTTGTTATCGTGACAAATTGCAAAGGTGATAACCAGTTAATCGCATTGTAGACACTTGCTGATGTCATAAAAAAATAGAAGATTGCATTTCCGCAACCTCCTATTAATATGAGATAGTCAAAGATATGATTTAATTTTTGTTTTGGTAAGAAAAACGGTGCGATAATGATAAAAATACTACAAATCATTCCTAAAACGCCCCATACCCAAATTGGCATGATGTGATGAAGCGCTAAGTAAAAATCACTATCATCAAGAATATCGTTTTGTTCTTTTGTCCAAAAGAATCCACGTTCAAACTCTAGTAAACCTATTCCACTAAGCAATACCACAGCTAGTGAATAAAGTATTGTATTCTTTTTCAAAATATTGCACCTTCTTTCTATTAAGTTTCAGTAACATCTGCAATCATTTCACCTACATTTATATTATTTGTGGCATCATACCAATTTCCCCAACCTGTTGTATCGCCCATCTTATTGCGCGAATAAAATACATGACGATTGAATGGGAAGAATAACACTTTTTTATAGCTACTACTTCTTGCCATAACAAGTAAATAACCACTTTGGTTGTTTGGATCAGGTGAATTAACTGGGTTGTAGGCATAATAAAAACCTGACGCGTCAATACCACTCATAGTATAGAGGTCAGGGTTATCAATTCTAGGAATATATCCGTTGTCATCAGTAAATTTGAAACGTTGTAATGTTGCATTAGCAAGCGCTTCATCAACTTTTTCTTTAATCATTTTGTCAAAATCAGGCAATTCAACTGATTGATTTCCGGTAACATCTCCTACATTTGCTTTACTATCTAATTGTGTAGTCAGTTGTTCGTTAGTTGGATAATTTGCAAGTAACGTATTTAACTCATCTTCAGTAACAAAATTTTCTGTACCATTTTCCAATTCGCTAAGCGTTTGTAACATTTTGTCGTCAATTGAGTTTAGTCGGTCTATAAGGTCTTTTTGTGTATTGTTGGCAAATGCATTCATCTCATTCTTCATATCATTAACTTGTTTAATGAAAGTATTTTTCTGTGCATTTACAAACGCAGTAAAATCAGCTTGTGCTGTCTCGATATCGCTAAAATTTTGAGATACATTTTCAATTTTCTTTTTGAAGTTATCAATTAAATCGTCAATTTCACGAATATAACTAATTTTGATATCGGCATCAATTTGATTAATCAGCGCATCTTTGACATAGAAACAGAATTCATTTAATACAACAGTATCTTTGCGACCAACAGCTTTGATGTAGATTTGACCTGTCACATAAGTGTCTGTTGCAGCTTTTAAGAAGTCGTTATCTAAAGTAAGTTGAATGATACCTTGCATTGGATTAACGTAATCAACTTGAACACGTCCAGTTGATGAACCATTATCAGATACAAAGTAAGCATAAATATCAGTATTCACTTTACTGATTTCTAATGGATAATCTTGTTTTCTTACTTGAAACGTTAAAACTGCTGTATTGATATCCATGTTGTAAAAACCGATATTCTCATCAGTAATAGGTTTCAAACGTGGCTCATCAACAACTGTGATTTTCGCTTCTTTTTTCAAACCGTCCATTTAAAAACCTCCTTATTTTTTAGTAATAATCTTATTACGAACATCAAACGGTGCTGGTTTATTTGGATAGATTTGTTTGAATGTTTGCTCTTTTTGGTTGCCATATCCTGTTGAAGTAAACATTTGAACAGCATTATGAGAATGACTAGGTGTGAATTTAACATTGAGTACCATATTCAATACTTTTGCATATCCTTCTTTTCTCATTACATCTACAACTGCCATAACTTCATTTGTCCGTTTAACATTGTCAGGTGTTGTTGTAGAAAATTGAACAGGTGCCACTGCATGTAACGGAATAGTATGAATGCCAGCCGGTAATTTATGTTCAATTTTAAATAATTGACGTCTTCTTGTTTTGCCATTACCACTAAATGGATTGTAGTTTTGTGCAATTCCCGGATTAACGCCAAATACTGTATCTTTAGATAATTGAACTGTGATTGATCCGTTTAATTCTACGAAACCATTTGCAGTAACTTTAAAACGTTGCTGAGTCATTAACATACGTTGATATCCATCTTTAGCGATAAGTGAGAATGGTTTAACACCAGAATTGTTATAACGACTACTATATACAAACGATTTAACAATAGGTTCGTTTGCTGTTCTTCCGTTTTGACCATTATATAAGCTCGACAATCTTAAAAGAATATTTCCTAAGTAATATACGCTACGCCACATTTCTTCCGCGCCTCTAGGTTTACCAGCACGACCTTCATATACTTCAGGTAAGAATGATGTAATGCCTTTCGTGATACCAACCCAATTTGAGAATGACGCTAATGTACTAGAACCCCAAGTGACATAATCACCATAATTTGATAATTCCATTAAAAGTTGTGTCATTTCGTTATTAGGTTGATTAGCAAATCTAGGGTAGAATAAGCAATAGTCACTAACTTGAGATACAATGTTGTGGCAGTCCATATGTGCTGTAATTTCATCTAAACTTTCAACGAGTGTTTTCATATTTCTACTTTCACGTTCACTAAATACTTTAGAGCCTTTATAGTTCTTACCACTCGGACTTTTACCACTACCATTTTCCCAGTAGTAATCAAAATTACGATTTAAATCAACATTATTTACATTTTCACGTTCTTGATTAGCAAAGCCCCATGGATTTACGATAGGAACCATAACAATACGCACGTTTTACGTAAATAAGCGAGTTGTGGGTATTTTTCCCACTCGTTTACAACTAAGTTCATAAAACGACTCATAGCGTAAAACGCACTATACTCATTACCATGAATGCAACAAGTGACTAATACTGTTTTACTGTAATGTTCCGGCTCAAATGTATAACTATATACGTTGTATGTGTTTGATTGGTCTTTACCAATGTACTTTTTGAAACAATATTTATTATCGACAAACACGTCATAGAACGCTTTTAAGTTTTCAGTTGGATCATTACTTAATGGTGTTTCATTTACGCCGCGCTCAGCACTTTTCATGTAAGGTGGATTAAATAAATATGCAGGATCATCAGTGACATTCATCAACTTATCTGTTTCTTCTTCAATGTATGAAAAATCATGTTTTAAACGTTCAGATAATAATGAGTGGCTTTGACCGTCCATAGAAACACGACTATCTCGCACTTCTTGTTGGCCGTTTCCTAAATTACCTAATACTAAGTTTTTAACACGTTCATTTTGGTAACGAAGTTCTTTATCAACTGTGGTACTAGGACCAGTAGGAAGTGTGTACTTAATTTGTTCGGCAGTATGTGCTTTTGTTTCATTTCGACTATGCTTATCTAATAACTTTTCGATATTTGTTAACATATCTCTTGTGGCAATAAAATTTAACTCATTTTCTCTAACAAAACGAGCGCCAAATATTGCATCTAAGTCGGTATATATCGTTTTTCTCATTTCAAACCTCCTACTTTAGTTTCAAGTTGCCATTGGCATCAATGACAATATCAGCACTACTTAAATTAACGACTGTGCCATCTTCTTTAGTCGCTTTTATATCTTTAGTAGCACTATCTTCTTGTTGGCGTTGTGTGGTTTTAATAGCTGCGTTTGTTTTGGCAGTCGTTACTTTATATGTGTGGACAAAGCTATTTTGTCCGCCTAATTTTCCGACTGCCGCCGCTGCTTCACTTACACGCTTTTTATATCTATCTACACGTTTGAAATCACCTAACGTCACATCTTGTTTAACGATAATATTATCTTTATCCCTTACCGTTTTTACATCAACAATACGAACGAACTCATTAATACCTAAGATAGAATGATTAATCTTAACGATATCAGCTACTTTAGGAACAGCGTTGGGATAATGTTCGTTCAAAGCGATGAAGTCTAAACTGATTGATGTTTTAACTGAACTTTCGATTAATGATTGAAGTTTTTGATGCATTACTTCTTCATCTTTGATACGACCATCTTTAATCGGTGGTGCATCATAACGACCATAGTCTTTGATGCTAGGATGCTCAAATTTCATAACAAAGCCAGCTGCTGTACTACCTTCTTCTTCATCATAATCGCCATATCCAACTGCATAGGTATAAAGTTCACTACTATCTTCTTCAACTTTCATATTATTGGCGTTGATTTCATCATCTATATGATAACTAGCATTTTTATTCAAAAAAGGTGTAAATACAAATGTATATGTTCCTTTTTTATTATCAAATTCAATATCGAACTCTACATCGAAGTGACTACAAAACTTCTTAATCAAATCTTCTAAACTTTCACCTTCGCCAGCATTTTCAAATTGAGATGAACCAAGAGAACCATCTATTTTGTACTTCAATCCAGTACCATCAAAAATCCGTTTAAGAAAATTATTAGCAGTAAAACTACCATCTATTGTGTCGTAAATACGAGTGTGTTTAATGATATCTAATGGTTTATAACGACAAGAAACAGACACACGTTGTTTCTTACCATGTGTCTGTCTGTCGATAATAAATACTACGTATTCTCTTTTATCCTTTGGACCTTGTACTCTTGAAATCGTCCATCTTTTTTGTAAACCTCTGATAATTTGATAATTAAACTCATCTTCAACAATTTCAAATTGTAAGACTATATCAGAACCAAGTTTAGATGTTTGGGTAGTAGACACGTACAATGGAATACTACGCCCACGTATCGGAGTAACTAATATTGGCATGTCTACACCTCACAAGTAATAAAATTTCAAGTCAAATGTTACTGATTTAACTTGCTGATTGAATTCGAAATTATTCCAGCCAGGATAAAACTTCGGTTGTGCATTAGACGCTAAGTCGTTAATAGGAATACCATTTCTAAACGTCTGTACACCGTCATAGACAATCTTGTCGCCTTTTTTTAGGTTAGCACCTTCGATTGTCATAACATCACTATTACCTAGCGTAAATTGGAATATCTCTGTTGCTTTAACATCTTTTCCTAATACGACTGTTACTTTTTTGAATAAATTGAATTGATCATTAGGTACATTCCCGTGATAGTACACTGAATTATTATATACATTAGTAAATGAATATCTACGACGTGCATCTTCTTCATCAAAAGGAATTAACATATCATTGGACCATAATTCTCTATCAGGTCGTTTCTCTAATTCTAATGATGTTCCGATACTTTCAGCAAATGGAAGTTCTACCGTTTCAAATTTAATTGAGAAGTTAATCTTACGACCATTTTCTTCGGGTACAACTACATCTGAACACATAACTTGATATTGTCTGCCATTCACATAATGATTGTCATTAAACGGCTCGTGATTAAATACAAGAACGTTATATTCGTCTATCTCTTGATAGTCATCTTCAGTAGGTTGTACGAAGCGATAGTTAAGTGGAACTGTCCGTCTTAACTCTCTAATATGAATAGGTTCGTTACTATTAGTTAGCGAATAAAATTCATCTCGTAAACGTGAGTTATCGTTTAGCTTAGTAGAAACTACATAGCAATCAACTGTAATAGTTCGTTTACGATACTGACTACTCAAAAGAATACGACCACTTGTATTTTCTTTTTTCTCGTAATCCGTTTCTTTTTCAATACTTTCAACGGTCACATTTGTCACTTTGAAACCGAAGTCGTTCAAAGTATGACGCTGTCCGTCTTTTTTCTTAATTTCTATATCCATTGAACGACCTCCTTAGAATGAAAATACCGTATCATCATTTGCAGTTTGACCATTCACAATCGTTGCTAATGCTTCGTTGTTAACGTCCATTTCAATACGAACAACACGTTGTGAAGGGTTTGTTTGAACAGTATGTGTATGTTGGACTTGAGCGTTCATATTAGCATTAACTTTCTTCATATTAGAAGTAATGTCTGGTACTGCTAAATTGCTGTTAAATGCTTCTGTAATACTATTAGCCATGCTACCCATACCACTGATTACGTTTTTACCTTCTTTGTTAATTCCGATACCTAAACCTTCCATAGTCCATACACCAAATTGTTTAAATAATTTAGAAGGTGAACCAATGTGTAAAGCACTTTAGCTGCATTAACTGCGCCCATTACTACGTTACGTGCAGCGTTTACTAAATTACGAGCCATACTAACAACACCATTAATCATGCCTTGAATTAAATCAACGCCGACTTGTCTCATGTGACCTATAAAGCTACGAGCAGCATTTACAGCATTAGATACACCATTTCTTACAGAATTAACGACATTTGACATACCACTAATTACTGCGCTGACCATTCCAGACATAGCAGAAATAATTGCGCTTAGCATATTGTGGAAACCGCTAGTCACAAAACTTACTGCTCTTGATACTGCACTTGAAATAAAGCTAACGATTGACGACCAAATGCTTGATATAACGCTAGAAATAGAACTCATGATTGATGAAGTTACGCTCATAAGTGTAGACCAACCACTTGAAACAAAACTTACAATAGATGAAACGATAGAACTAATAATACTTACAATTGAACTCCAAATTGAAGAAATTACACTAGCGATAGCGCCCATAATAGCTGAAGTAACTGATAATAACGTAGTCCAGATAGTTGTAACCACCGTTAATATTGATTGAACAACAGTTGTAATAACCGTAACTAACATAGTCCAGATCACTTGCGCAACTGTGACTAAAGTAGTCCAAATCGTTGTAGCTACCGTCACAATGCTAGTCCAAATTGTTGATAATATCGTTCCTAAAGTTGTAACTATCGTTGTGATTGCAGTTACTATTGCAGTCCAAACTGTTTGAGCAATAGCGATCAACATTGTCCACATAGTTTGTGCAACGGTAACAATATTTGTCCAAGTCGTCATTAAGAATACGCCTAATTGAACAACTACTGTTAAAATAGCTTGTACAATTGCATTCCATATAGTTGATGCAATTTCTGCTAGCGGTCCGAATATAGCCGAGAACATGTCGACTGTTGCTTGCCATGATTG